TCCGGCGATGCATGGGTTTCCGGCGATGCATGGGTTTCCGGCGATGCATGGGTTTACGGCAATGCAGATTATATCTGTTTCAAAGGATTTGGCAGCAAGAACAGAAATACAACCATGTTCAGAACCAAAAACGGAGATGTTTATGTGTGCTGCGGTTGTTTCACTGGCAGTCTGAAAAAATTTACGGAGAAGGTAAAAGAAACGCACGGCAACGGCAAATGCGCAAAAGAGTATCTGGCATGCGTAGAAGCTGCGAAAATTCATTTTGAGATTGGAGAAGAAAATGATAAGTGAGTTTACAAGAACCGCCGTGCCGCAGCTGGTCGGTCATGAACTGGAGTTCAGCAAGTCACAGCATGAGGAAAACTTCCACAGCCTGCACGAAGCAGAAAGCGTGATCCGCGAGGAGCTGGAAGAACTGGAAGAGCAAGCGGAAGTCTGCAGAAAGCTTTTTGAGGACTTACATAGCGACACCAGACAGGACGATAAAGCTGGTGCAGTCATAAACGCAAAGTATCTGGAAGGCTCCGCGGTGTATGCAGCGTATGAAGCAATCCAACTGGCTGCGATGTGCCTAAAGCTGGTGGAAATGAGCGATGAAACATGAAGCGGGATAAATTTATTACATACTGCAAGAATTATCTTGCACCAAAAAAGATTGTTGACGAGTATTTCCAAGAAGAAGCGGAGCCCAAAGAAGATTATACGTCTGAAGATGCTGACAAAGTGTACAAGAAGTACATAGCCTATTTGACCACATTCAAGGAAGCTAGAAGCAATCCGCATTGTACAAAGCCTGCTGGCGGTGGAAGATGCACGTCTATCGCGTATCGTTGGCACAACTGGGATGATGATGCGTGGGGATGAGAAAGGAGTGGAAGAGAATGGAAAAGAAAGTTGATTTGAAGTACTGCCCGTTTTGCGGTGGCAGAGCAGTGGAAGTGTCGGCAGAAGGCAAGTATTTTTTTGAGTGCACCATTTGCGAATCCAGAGGGCAAAAAGCAAGAACGCTGGAAGATGCGAAAAAACTGTGGAACGACCGCGTTAAACCACCAGACTACCACAAGAACAGCCAGTGGAACAAGTACGGAGAAAAATTTTTTTGTGCGAAATGCGGGTGCCGTCAAGAGAAGAAAACCAAATTCTGTGCGTACTGCGGTGCGAAAATGAAAGACTGCAAAACATATGCGGATTATTTCGACGAGAATTTCCCGAAAGATAAATTCCCAAACGCTGACCGCAGCTGCATATGCCGGAGAAGCTTGTTTGGAGGCTATTCGGAAGAAACGCTGTGCGAAAAAGGTGGTTTCGACTGCCGCGAGTGCTGGGAGGAAGTTATGGAGGCACAGCCATGACAAAACTCAACACAACACAGATACTGCCGATCGCCATTATCTTGCTGGACATTGGTGCGGCGGCGGTGTGTCTGTGGCATAAGGACTACAGACGAACGGTGTACTGGATAGCCGCGGCGGTGTTAAATTTGACGGTGACGTTTTAATGGGGGGCAAAGGCATGATAATCTCAAACTACATCAAGATGCGGTGCACTCTTTGCGGCAAGGAGCACAAAATCAAACGGCGGCTGTTTTGCTATCATGCCGCAGATCAAATCTTTGAGGTGTCGCAGATGTGGCACGTATGGCGTAAGCACCGGACTTATATCGACAGCAAGATAAAGTTTATAATTCGATTGGTTATGGAGCTGTTGCTGTATGTGGTGCTGCAAATTTTGGACATTGTAACCGGTGCTTTATGGCTGGTTTTAACGCCGCTTGACAAACTCTATGAAATTTTACGGTTACGGTGAGGGAGTGGAGAAATGAATGCAAAGAAAGACCGTTACGCCGTCCGCATCTCCGAAGCGTCATACGCTGAGATGCAGCAGGAAGCCCTACAAGACGGTGTAAAAGAAGGGGTGGCAGTTATGCTTGTTACTCTTGAAAAGCTGTTAGGGTGGCGTAGAACGCGTCTGACAAGGATATTTGATGCTATGCAGGAAATTCTGCTGATGCCGGCGATGTTTGGAAAAGACGTTACAGCAGAAGATGCGATAAGACACTTGCGGAAAGAGTACGGAATCGATGTGGACAAGCTGAAAATCAACGTGGACATCAACTACACAGACGGAGGTGACCAAAAATGAAGTCCAAGTACGACATAGATGGATTTCGAGATTATTTGACAGAAGAAGAACTGTCTGAAAACACGATTGAAGTGTATGTTTACGGTGTTAAGAAATACGCAGGAATGTTCGATGAAATTACAAAATCCAACTTAATCGCATTCAAAAAATATTTAATTCAAAATTTCAAGCCACAAACTGTCAACATGCGTATCACTGCGATTCTGACCTATTGCAAGTATATCGGGATGCCGATGAAATTAAAGCAAGTCAAAGTTCCAAAAAAGACACATATTGACAATATCATTTCAATGGAGCAGTTTAAATATCTTCTGCAATGCTTAAAAGAAGACGGTAACGAGAGATGGTACGCATATATCTTACTCTTGGGAAAAACTGGCATGCGAATTTCGGAGGCACTCCGTGTGAAAAAATCAGACATATTAAACGGCAGCGTTGAAATGTACACAAAAGCACATGTCAGGACGATCTATTTTCCAGATTCATTGGTGCAAGACATTATGCCGTATCTAAACACGATAAGCGATGATTCTTATGTAATGCTGAATAGTCGCGGCGGACAGATGGCAAAAAAGAGCGTTGACACGATGCTAAAAAAGTTTTCTGAGAAATACAATATTCCCAAAGAGGTAATGCATGCACATGCATTCCGCCATTTTTTTGCAATTGAATTTTTGAAGCGTAACAGCAATATTGCATTGCTTGCAGATGTTTTGGGGCATGGGAGTGTGAATGTAACGCAGCTGTATCTCCGTCAATCTCAGCAGCAGCAGAAAGAATCGATCGATGAGGCGGTGAACTGGTGAAAAAGAAAATCATAAAATGCATTCAGCAGCTGGCTGGAAGATACTCCCCGACCTCTGTGTTCTT